AATCAATAAGAGAGGACAAAGTAACTTCTATAGTAGTTCAAAGGATATTAGAAAAACGTTGTTCTACCAAAAATAAAGATGGAAGCGACTCTGCGGCATACAAGATGGAAAGCAACCAAACTGCTATGTTATGCTTGTATGATTTTGAACAATACATAAAGCAACATTCAATTAAGGCACCGAGTATGAAAGAACAAATCCAATATAGTATGGATGTGCTCGGTTACGCAGATGTTGTTACAAATCGCGAGGAAGATCGGCGCAGACTTTTGATAACCGATGTCGTTCCCTTATCCAGTTCAAGCGGTGAAGTATGGTCTTACAGGGTTGGAACGCGCAGCCTCGGCAGCGGTAAGACAGCTCGACTTACAGTTAAAGCAAACATATATGACAAGAAACCAATTAAGGCTGGCGACATTGTTTATGCCGCCGACCTATACAAAAACCAAACAGGCTACTGGTATTTGTTAGCCTACAATAAGGAGGCTTAATATGAAATTTATTTCTCCGATATACTGCATAAAATTCCCACCTGCTGGGTCGGTGAGCAAAGGCACACTCAATGCCTTGGGTTGACATCCTTTATTGCGAATTGGTGATTAAGATATCCGTAAAGCTCTGATTCAAATAGCGTCGTAAAGTCTACTGCGGCACGGGAAGCCATCGGAGCATCCTTAATAGATTTGAGAAAAATTTATTAAGGAGATTTTATGAGGTATATCGCAAGTTGTAGCTGTGGCAAGGACAGTCTTGCTATGGTCTACAAAATTATAGAACAACAACTCCCACTCGATGAAATTGTTTTTTACGATACGGGAATGGAGTTTCAATCAATCTATCACAACTGGGAACAGTTAACAAGATATGCGCAAGAGCGCGGAATTAAATGCACTACCCTTCGCCCCAAGTGTCCGTTCTTATATACGATGTTTGAGCAACCGCACAAGTCTCGCAAAGACGGAGTTGTAAGGTACGGATATGCTTGGTGCGGCGGACGTTGCCGTTGGGGTACAAGTGAAAAACTGAAAGCAATTGACAAGTATTGCGAACAAGAAGACACAATTTGCTATGTCGGTATCGCTGCCGATGAAACGCTGAGACTTCAAAAGGAGCGCAAAGATTATAAGCGCTTCCCTCTCGCAGATTGGAATATGAGTGAAGCCGACTGCCTGCAATATTGTCAATCACACAATATCAAATGGATTGAAAAATGCCGTGATGGATACATCGACCTTTACTCAATCCTTGACAGAGTTTCGTGTTGGTGTTGTGCAAACAAAAACCAATGGGAACTTTACAACTACTGGAAGTACCTACCAGAATATTGGAATAAGCTCAAGGAGCTTCAAAGCAAGATAGCACGACCATTTAATAGGTACACAATCTTTGAATTGGAAAAACGCTTTGAACAAGGCTATATACCAATTCACCGCATCAAAAAACAAGGAGATACATAATGAAATCATTTCGCCTAAGCATTACAAGAGATGGCAAGTTGTCAATAGCTTGTCCAGAGTGTGGCTCTACCAAGGTGGAAGTTACCAACTACCCCGCTAACGAGGTTGACAAGATAAAGTGTCGCCACTGCGGTCACACGCTGTATAGACCATTCCCACAACCTAAAGGTTACCACCAATTTACGATAGACGAACTTGATAAGAATGACGAAGAGGAAAATAATGAAATTCGAGAACACACAAGTATTTAATTTTGAGGGCGCGTTGCGTGGTATGCGCAACCCCAAAAATAGCTGGAATAAGAGCGACAGTTGGCGGGACTATGATTGCGATAACGGCGACATTTATATGATTGGAGCGAATGATATGAAGCTCGCCACCACGCTCATCAAGGCTGGTAGCGAACACCGTAAATTTTTACGGCAAATCTTTGTGTCTGTGGATATTACCGCTCCCCTTTATTGGTGGAAAGAATTCGACACATATAAAGTCGGGACTGTTGCAAACTCAACCTCAACAATGCACAAACTGGCGTCCACTCCTATCACCATCGATTGCTTTGAAACTGACGATTATCACAGCATTGTCTTTGACACAGAAGAGCAAAACCCTCTCGCGCAAAAGATAAACGTTTTCAACGCTATTGAAAATGATCTCATTCCGTTCCTTGAAACGTTGAGGGTTGTGTACAACAAAACTCAGAACAAGCAAATTTGGAAGGAACTCATCCGCTGGCTTCCAGAGAGTTGGCTACAAACACGAACAGTAACGTTAAATTACGAAAACCTCTTGACTATTTGTAGGCATAGACGACATCACAAATTGAACGAGTGGTCTGGAGCCGACAAAATAGACCTTCCGAACTTTATATCGTGGGCACGTTCGCTCCCATATGCAAAAGAATTCATCTTCTACGACGAAGAAACACAACAATAAGGAGAATACATAGTGCGCAATTTTATTTGTATATCTGGTAAAGCACAAAACGGTAAAGATACATCGGCGGAAATTTTTAAGAACGAACTCGTTATACGCGGACATTCTGTTCTGGTTATCCACCAAGCAGACTTACTCAAATATATATGCAAGTCATTCTTTAATTGGAACGGCGAAAAGGATGATGCGGGCAGAACACTTTTGCAACAGGTCGGCACAAACGTCATTCGCAAGGTTGAACCTGATTTTTGGGTTGATTTTATAGCGAAAGTCACGAGCTTCTTCAAAGACACATGGGACTATATCATTATTCCAGATACACGGTTTCCAAATGAACTCGAAAAACTCAAAGCTGATGACGCCAACGTTTTTCACGTCCGCGTCATACGAAAAGACTTCGTTAGCCCATTAACAGAAGAACAACAACGACATCCTTCGGAGACGGCGCTGGATGGCGTTGAGAGCGACTTTACGCTTGTCAACGATAAAGCAATCGAAGACTTATACAGCGGCGTTGTAGACATCCTTGACGCCATTGAGAAAAGAGTTAAGGAGAACTAAATGACAAACAATTACTCTAACATCACGTTGCTGGTAGATATGGATGATACCATTGAAAATCTAATACCGGCGTGGGTTGAGTGGCTCAATAATAAGCACAGCACAAACGTCAAACCAGATGACGTTACGGACTGGAATATGCAAAAATTCTATCCGAAGTTGAGTATTGACGAGGTATATGCTCCGCTTTATATCGATGAGTTTTGGACGACAATTGAACCCAAGCAGGACGCTATCTACTACCTATCCAAAATTAACGAAATGGGGTTTAACCTATATATTTGCACGAACTCAAATTATAAAACTATTCGATGCAAATTGGAACACATTATTGATCAATATTTCCCTTTTATTTCTTGGAATCAAGTAATCAACATTGCCCACAAACAATTGATAAATGCAGATATTTTGGTTGACGATGGCATTCATAATTTGATTGGCGGGTCGTACAGAAAAATATTGATGACCGCATACCACAATAGAGATTACGACGCACAAAGCAACGGTATGGTTAGAGTACATAATTGGGAAGATGCGTTCGATAAGATTATCGAATACTCTGACCAACTATTAAAAAGTAAACACGGAGAACAACTAAATGCAGATTATTAAAAAAGACGGAACATTATCGGAATATAATGACGAAAAAATTGTGAGCGCGATAAGCAAATCTGCCGAGCGCGTAATGGTTAATTTCACCGACGAAGAAGTTAAAAAAGTTTGTGATAAGGTAAAATCAAGGCTGCCACAACAAAACGAGATTAGCATACTTGAAATGCACCGACTGGTTGAAACCGCACTCGATGAGGTAAACCCAAAGGTTGCAAAAAGTTATCGTGACTACCGCAATTACAAGCAAGATTTCGTTCACATTCTCGATAAGGTATTTAAGAAATCTCAGACAATTCGATACATAGGTGACAGAGATAACGCGAATACAGACAGCGCACTCGTCCCCACTCAAAGAAGCCTGATCTACAATGAACTCAACGGAGAACTATACAAGAAGTTTTTCCTTAACGTAGAAGAACGTGCGGCAATGAATGAAGGGTTTATTTATATCCACGACAGATCGGCACGTTTAGACACGATGAACTGTTGCCTGTTTAATATAGCCAAAGTTCTTGCCGGCGGCTTTGAAATGGGCAACGTGTGGTACACCGAACCAAAGACGCTTGACGTTGCGTTTGACGTTATCAGCGACATCACTATCAGCGCGGCGGCTTGCCAATATGGCGGTTTCACAATCCCAAGGGTTGACACTATCTTGGCACCATATGCACAAAAAAGCTATGAAAAATACAAACGCGAGTTTTATGCTATCGCATCGGCATTGAACAATTCGGGTAAGACAGTAGACGAGCAAGCCGACGTATATGCCGAACGTAAAGTACGCCGCGATTTTGAACAAGGCTTCCAATCTTGGGAGTATCGTTTCAACACCGTCGGCAGTAGTCGCGGCGACTACCCTTTCATTGCCACATCCTTTGGAATTGGAACAAGCCGCTGGGAGCAAATGGCTACGGAAGTTATCTTAAAAACTCGAATGGGTGGTCAGGGCGCGGACGGTCATAAGAAACCCGTTCTCTTCCCCAAACTCACATTCTTGTATGATAAGAACTTACACGGCGAAGGTAAGCCTATGGAATATCTGTTTGATGCGGCGGTTGAATGCTCAAGCAAATCTATGTACCCAGACTTCCTTTCCCTTACGGGCGAAGGTTACATACCGAGTATGTACAAAAAGTACGGCAAGGTTGTATCTCTCATGGGGTGTCGTGCATCTCTCTCGCCTTGGTATGAACGCGGCGGAATGGAACCGGCAGACGACAATGATGTTCCCGTGTTTGAAGGCAGATTCAACCTCGGCGCAATTAGTCTGCACCTCCCTATGATACTACAAAAATCAAGACAAGAAAACAGAGATTTTTATGAGGTGCTTGACTACTATCTTCAACTCATAAGGGGACTGCATAAAAAGACTTACGATTATCTGGGCGAAAAACTTGCCTCTACAAATCCGCTTGGATATTGTCAAGGCGGTTTCTACGGCGGGACACTTAATCCTGACGACAAAATTAAACCCCTGCTCAAACCTATGACAATGAGCTTCGGTATCACTGCCTTGAACGAACTTCAACAACTATACAACAAAAAATCGATTGTGGAAGACGGCGAGTTTGCCTTAGAAGTAATGACCTACATCAACAAAAGAGTCACAGAATTTAAGAAAGAAGACAACATTCTATATGCGATCTACGGAACGCCGGCAGAGAGTTTGGCTGGGTTGCAAGTTGAACAATTCAGGAAGAAATACGGAATAATTCAAAACGTTTCCGATAGGCTATATGTTTCAAACAGCTTCCATTGCGGAGTTTGGGAAGACATCACACCCATCGAAAAGCAAGATTATGAGCGCCGCTTCTGGGATTTATTTAACGGTGGCAAGATACAATACTGCCGCTACCCTGTCGCCTATAATAAAGATGCCATTAAGACGCTCATCAGACGCGCAATGGACTTTGGCTTCTACGAGGGTGTAAACCTTTCGCTGTCCTACTGTGAAGATTGTGGTTACGAACAGTTAGATATGGATAAATGCCCGAAGTGCGGCAGCGAACTCATCACAAAGATTGACCGAATGAACGGCTATCTTGGTTACACGAGAGTACACGGACGCACGAGATACAATGACGCAAAGAACGCCGAAATCAAAGATAGGATTTCAATGTGAGGCAGATATGAATTACCATAATATTTTGCATGACAATATGCTGAACGGCGACGGCTTACGTGTTGTTCTTTTTGTGTCGGGTTGCGAGCACAACTGCAAAGGGTGCCACAACCCACAAACCCACGACCCATTGTCTGGAATTGAGTTCACACAAGCAGAAGAAGACGAGATTTTTGAACAACTTTCTAAGCCGTATATTCAAGGGTTGACACTCACGGGCGGCGATCCCTTACATCCCTGCAACTACGAAACCCTTCTTAAACTTTGCAAGACAATTAAGAAAAAGTTTCCGAATAAAAACATTTGGCTCTACACTGGATATCGTGTTGAAGATATCCCAGAGGAGATGAAAGAAATCTTCCAATATATCGACACTGTCGTTGACGGACGATTTGTTGAAGAATTGAAAGACGTTAATCTCCCTTATATTGGTTCATCCAATCAAAGGATTATCCGCTTAAATAAACGAATATCTGCCACGCTCAACTTTGGCATTTTTAATGGAGTACATAAGTAAATGATAAAATTTGAAAAGATAAGCAAAAAGCAATTTAACATCGACGTCAAAGATAATGAAATTCCTTGCTCTTACTCGCAGATTATATTGCCGCGCAGGGCTACGAAAGCAAGCGCTGGTTATGATTTTTTCTCACTCGTTTCATTCAGTCTTGCCCCAGGTGAACAAATAAAAATTCCAACTGGTATTCGCATCATATTGCCAGAAGATAGGTTCCTAATGATAGTGCCGCGTAGTAGCTTGGGGTTTAAGTACAGGCTCCAGCTCAACAATACGGCAGGCATCATAGACTCCGATTATGCTTACTCCGATAACGAAGGACATATATGGATTAAGATTACAAACGACTCTAAAGACGGCAAAAAATTACATATCACCACCGGTGATGCAATAGCTCAAGGGATAATTCTTCCCTTCTTCAAAACTGATGATGACACCACGGACACAGCAAGAAATGGCGGTCTCGGTAGCACCTCAAAATAAGACTTTAGAGCGACATTAACTGGCTTTGATAACTTCTTCGAGAAACTCAATGAAGTGTCACAGCGGTTAAATGGCGCAGCCAGAATGGCAATTAAGCGGCATTATTATAACACGCGGTAAGCTCAATAATCCGCTTGCAGTTTCATTTTCAGCATAAATATTAAAAAATAAGGGCGACCATTAAAAAAGGTACGCCCTATTTTTATTCACATAAAAGTCATCTTTTATTTAGAATTTTTACCCGCTCCTCTCATACATAAAAAATCTAAGGAGCATTAACTTATGAAGAACAACCAAAACATCCCACGCAACTTGCCCGAACTCGCCGAGATAATGAAGCTTATAACCAGCGGTTCATACTCGGTTAGCCAAAGCAAATTCATCGGAGACATTTTTGAGTGTGGTGCCATTACGATATCGAACATCGTAAATCTATTCGAGAAGAAAGAACGCAGCGAAAGATACGCTCAAATTATGGACTCCTACTCTGAACGAGACCGCTCGCTTATGCGCACGATATTGGGAAAGATATTTGACCTCTTATCGTCTGTCGTCGAAGACAACGGAAGATTCCACGATTATCTTGGCGAACTCTATATGTGTTGTAATCAAGGCAACGACAGAACAGGACAATTCTTCACTCCGTATGATGTATCAAAGTTTATGGCTAAGGTGTCAATAGGCAGTGATATCGTCGAAGTAGCCAAGCAAGACAAAGTAATCTCGATAAGTGACCCGTGCTGTGGAGCTGGCGGAATGCTACTCGCCGCGATTGATGTTATAAAGAATGATTATGGTATCAATTATACGCGAAGTTGTCTGTTTGAGGGATGCGACATTGATATACGATGTGTGCATATGTGTTATCTACAGCTCTCACTCGCCGGCGCGTCTGCCATAGTTAAACATCAAAACACTTTAACTAATGAGCAATGGAGTATCTGGCGTACACCCGCATATATGCTGCAATATCCGCATTTCAAATAAGAAAAAGAAGGCGACCTGTGGAAACTAATCCATAGATCGCCTATTTTTTTATTCATTAAAATACTTATCTCCGAGCCGCGTAGCCCAACCCTCAAACCAAATACTGTCGTAATCTGGCAATTCGTGATACGTCTTTTTACCGCTCCGTACAACTATCTCTCGGTACCAATATCGAATACAAGACGGTATGCTTACCAAGAACGGCATAAATACGCCCAGCATTATGTTCTGTAAGCCGTGCCCGCTCTCGTGGCGTCTGATACTATAAGTCGGGTTCTTGTTAGTTACGAAGAAGCACCCACACTCAAAGCCGCCCCAATTCTCTCCTACTTCAAAATATATGAAATAATGAAACCTATGAGGCTTGTGCCCCGTCACCATCAATGCGATAGCAACAAGGCAGCCCACCAATGTCATCGGCAGCCCCCACGTAAAGGATGCCACCCAAAATCCAATAGCTTTAAGCGTTTTCATTTGTGCTCTCGCTTATGGTCTTATTCTTCAAGTCGTAGATAACAGACTCAATTGTGTTAGAAATCCACGTCTTAATATCACCGAAGTTGCTCTCAATCCATTTCTTCGAGTCATCCGTCAGCTGCGCCAATGCCATTTCACCAGCTTTCGATAGTGCTTCTTTTTGCGCTTCTGCTGTAAACATATTCTTGTCTTTCAACGATTGCACGTAAGTTTGATATGTGGTTTTGACGGCGCGTGTAATCACGTCTACCGCACTTGTGAGATACTTTGCATATTTGCTATTAGCCAGTTTGGAGTTAATTAACGCAATAAGGCGTTCTGCACCCCAGCTCACCAAAGCAGTCAAAACGATGCCGATGATTGAAAGTAAAATTGCTTGCCAATCCATATACTACCTCCTAATTATAAAGCGAGTACCCAAGGCGGCACTCGCTGTTTCTGTTTACGACCAATAGAATAATCGCACATAAAGGTCGTGTATTCTTTGCCTTGCCCAATATGAGTTAAATTTGAGCTGATGACCACGCCACGAACACCACGATGTCGTAACATCTTCAAATGTCATCTTACCCTCTTCAACCCAACGCTTGAACTTTTTAAGTTTTCTGCGCATAAGCGTAATATTTTTCTTGTGCGGCTTGCGTATTATCTTTCCCGTTTTCGTTAAAATGAAATGTGTTTTGAGAAAATTGATACCACGACTTAATTTAATTATCTGGGTTTTCTTTGGATTTAGCTTTATACCAAGTTCGGTACAAATCTCCGTAATCTTTTGCAGACAGTATTTTAAGTGTTCTTTGTCGTGGTGTATTAAGCATCCATCGTCCATATAACGACAGTAATACTTAATACCTAAATCTTCCTTTATATAGTGATCCATTTTATTTGGGAGAGCTAACGCGCAACTCTGCGATATTTGACTACCTAACCCAAGTCCGTTCTCGCCGAAGTCGTCAACAAGTTGTTTGACGATAGCATACAACCTATCGTCCGTGATTTTCTCGCGCAAAATTTTCAACAGCGCAACGTGGTTAATGCTGTTAAAGTATTTCGAGAAATCAAAAACGAGGGCGTAACCCTCGCTGCCGTGTTGTCTATAATACTTTTCCAAATGTCTGTTCATTCGGTTAAGTGCAAAGTCTATTCCGCGAAGTTTAATGCAAGCTCCGTTATCATAGATAAAAGAACGCTTCAAAATCGGAACAAGACTGTAATCGCATAGGCACCGTTGAACAACTCGCTCACTAATATGAACGCTTTGTATATGTCTTGCCTTGCCTCGTTCGATTATATTAAACTCATAAAATCCTTTGCTTTTGAATGTTCCGTCACGCAACATTTTATATGTAGAATTTACGTTGAGCAGAGCATTCGTTCTGTATTTGTGGGTGCTGGATTTCCAGCCCACCCCTTTGCAACATTGTTTGTAACTGTGATACAAGTTATCAAACGTGAAAACTTTATCGTAATCACAATAAATTTCATCAAATTTCCTTTTCTTCTCGAGACGTCTTTGTTTGCGTCTCTGATACCTTAATTCATGTCTTTCCTTGCTATTCATAAAAATTATATACCTTGTACAGTGAAATCATTGTGGGAAAATAACTGCATAGTGATACCTACCATTAAACGCGCTACCACAATCACGCGCAATGCAAGAAGCGTCCGGTAGACCACATCAAAATATTCATTTATCCTTGCGGAAAGGTCATAAACCCCTTTTGTACTTGCGCTGATTTCGTTCCTCTATGGGAATTACTGTGTCTGGCATTATCGTACAAAATCCGAAAGCGACGCCGTTACTGTTGTTGGCATTGTTGTTATTGCTGTTACCGTTGCTGTTGACATAGCAGAAGTTGTTGCTATTATTGTAATACGGAGAGCGAAGCCACCAGTTGCACGCCACGACAAATGTAAATCGGTTCATAACCTATATATAAAAAATCGCCTTAAGACTCGTTTGGAGTTTCTTTAAGACGTTCTTTATCTTTTTTCTTTACTGCGGAAATCAGTTTGGCTTCTTTTTCGATTAAGTCCATCCAAGCACACCAAGTGTTCGACTTAACTTCTTCTCCAAACATTTCTTTCGCAACATCAAGTTGGGAAATTAAGCATTGCAAATCGCAATTTGCCCTCGTGAGATAATCTCTACGCATCTGTATTTCCAGCTCACCGGAAGGGAAAACGCTGTTTGCTGCTTTGACATTGTTGTACACCGATTGCGATAGTCTCACAATTTCGGTAGTAATAAAAAAGGTATATCGTTTAGGAAATTTGACACAATTTCGTAAGGTGAAAATCTCTAACTGTCTTGCAGTGTCTATGAATTGTAATTGTGATTCATTTCTGTTACTTTTAAGTACCGCCATCTTTATCTCCTTATTGTGTCAGTATTATTTTTTTATTCTTCTGTTTCTTCCCGATCTTCATTTTCGGGTTGAACATACTTAATTGCCTCAAAATATTCGTTATCTTTGATGTCTATATCTCCTATCAGAACAGACGGACTCGCGCCGAGACCAAGATATCTATCGACGTTATCTTGAGGGTTCTTCATATACCATCCGACATTATCGCCCGAAAATTTATATATCAAGTGATAGTTGCCGCATATATGTAGTTCGTTGTTAGCAATATACCCTTGTCCGTTCGCCGCGACGAAGATTAACTTCTCTGCTTCGTTGTGCGGTTCGAGCGTAGGTTTGAAATAGAATTGCTCCATACTTGTCCTCCTTGTTAATTTTTAATTCCGCCACATTGCGTGGCGGATTTCTTTGTTTTGATATGAGATTAAATACAAAAGCCGAAAGCGACGCCGAAACTGACGCTGGCAACGTAGTAATCGCTGCTACCGGTGCTGGAGACACAGCAGAAGCCGCCGCTATAACCGTAACACGGAGAGCGAAGCCACCAGGTGCACGAAGTTGTTGCGCTATCCCCTTGCGCCTTTGCATTGTTATAATTGTAATAATAGTTCTTTGATGTGCCCTTTTCTTGACCAAATCTATTATCATACTTTTGAGCAACGGCTGTATCCGTAGTATAGAAGCAACCTGTACCATCCAAAACAGAGAATGTGCCCGTACCACTCTTTGGTGCCGGAATTTTTGCGCCCTTAAAATAGTCGTATTGAGTCCCCTCACCAGCGAACGAGTTCTGGTACTGTGTAGTGTACATATGGGTTCCCATTACTTCCTCTTGAGAAAACAAAAATAGTTTATCGTCTGTTTCGAGCATATCGCTTGACATACAACCCTTCGATGTCTTTTTCTTTACGGTTTTAATAACTGCCCGTACTTCCTCTGGTAAATAACTAAGCAATAACGGCATCGTATTATTTCGCATCTCACAATTTAACCATCCGCCCGCATTGTAACCAGATTGCCCATCATAGTCTTTCGACGAAGCATTCATCATATAGTTGGTCGCCAATGCGTTTTTCATACCAAGAGTTATGCCCGCTTTTCCGCTTCCATCAGACAAATCATCGTGGTCAAATCCAAGTATGACCATCGTAATTTTCTCACCCGTAGAAAAAGTGATTTGCTTCTCGTCGCCAATCTTAAACGCAGACGACGCTTTGCCGCTCTCGGAAATCGTTTTGATAGTTTCCCAATCGCAATCAGCAAACGACACCATACCCGACGAAGCAAGTAACAAATCCAGTTGACCACCCATCGTTCCAAGCTTCGCCATTATCGCTTCGTATTCTGTCTTTGCGGCATAATGTTGTTGTATATTATTCCCTGCCGCATCGTATGTTGCGGCTAACGGAACATCCACCATAGTTCCGTCCGCGGTTTTACCTTGTAATGTATATCCCGCCATATTTTTACCTCCTTAAAGTAACTTGAAAAATAGCCCACCGATAGCTAAATTCTGACTTGGAGTTGTTTGACCGGCTGTTCCCACCTCAAATGCTTGTGAACCGCCAGTTACTCTCCCTTTTTCATCTACCTCAACAGCGGAGTAAATTCCCGCCGCCACACCTGTTTTACTTAACAATGCAACGATATTGCTATCCTTAGAGCCATCAAAAGTTGTCTCGCCCGTAATGTCTCCCGATATAGATATCTTCCTTGCCGTTGACAGTTTATCCGCCGCCTCGGCTGTTTTTATCGCTGCTGCATCAATCAATTCCTGTACTCGGGCTTCCGTAACGAATGAAGATATTCTCGCGTTTACCCAAGTCTCTGTAGCATAGCCGTCGAGATTGAGTGACTGCGTTCCAAGCATCTCCCACGCGGAGTTGACATAAATATATTCGGTGTATAAGTTGTCATCACCGTCGCCAGTTTTAAGTAAGTATATCGTTGTTTCGCTTATATCCGCAGATGGAAGCTCCGTAACAACACTTACCGAAAATTTAGGAATTGCACTGACCTTTCCTTCAAGGTCAGTAATCTTTTCATCGATTGCGGATATCGTATAGTAATTGATAAGATCGTTTACCGCCCGCGTTATAAATTGACTGACATCAGGAATGTCTGCCGCACCCGCCTTTTCGTCAAGTGCAGATTTCATTTCCGCGAACGCGCCTCCCGCGTCTTTTGCATTTATACCGTCAACGTCAACTATGACATTGCCAGCATTTGTTTCGGGATGTAAAAGTAGAAACTCATCATCCCCAAGTTTTTGCATAACTTGATAATCTTTTTGTGTTACTGCCATAGTTAGTTACCCCTTTTCTTTTCTACAAACCGATAGGAACCGACATCCATATTCTCATCAAGTTCCTCGGTTGTTTTTATTAAAGACAAAGTTTTCGCAACTGTATTAGCTGGAACCTTTGCCGTTGTTTCATCGTCCCCAACGAGTACGAAATATTTCCCTTCGTCATTTCCTTCTCCGAGATTATGTTCCTCATATTCATCAGCCACCGAAGACAGAATGCTCAAATCCTTTGAAGTAAGATCGCCGCTCACCTCAACACCGTTTAATGTGGGTAAATTGATTAACCCTCTATAGTCGCTTGGCAAAAGCGAGAGGACTTTCTTAACTTGTTGTGGTTTCTTTGATTCGCCGCGAACTATCTTCGCGGTTATTTTTTTACTCACTATCATTTTCGTCCCCTCCATCGGTTGGCGGTGTTTCCACCTCTGAACCACCCTCGGGCGGAGTTGGCGGATTATCATTGCCATCGCCACCTGTCGGATTGTCAGGTTCTGTTTCGTCGGGCGGAGTTTCGGGCTCTGTCGGCTCAGTGTTGTCACCTTCGCCAGTGTTATCATCGCCATCGGTTTCACTGTCTTCTATGTAAGCATCTTCAGACAATGTATTCCTCTTTTTCAGAACTATGAAATCTTCGTTGTGTAATAATGTAATCTTACTTCCATCGACAAGCTCCAAAGTCACATCGTATGTATAGAACCCAGGCTTAACTTCATCGGATATTTTTGAAGGGAAACGCAAACAAAACGCTTCTTGCTCTTCTGAGTAAGGCAACTCGCATAAAATCTTTGCGCCAATGCAAGAGAAATAAACTTGTGCAATATACTCGACTTCGAGGTCTTCGACGGCGAAATATATTTCAAGGACGTCACCTTTAATAAACTTAATTTCGTTTTCTGTTCCTTCACAACATCCCATGTTAGTCCTCCAATGCGACAAAGTTCAACGCTATAAATGGCGTGGTAACTTCACCGTCAATTTTATTTGTAGGGCACGGAAGCGCATCTAATAAATCTCTTACATCTCGTGCGGCACTATTAGCATCATTTGTTGCGCTCTCGCAATCCTCTTTTGCTGCCTGAAAATCTTCTTCTCTCTTGGTCTCAGCAGCCACCCTTGCCGTCTCTGCCGATACACGTTGTGCTTCTGTTGTCTCGCGGTTTGTTTCGTTCGATTGTCTTGTTTGTTCTGCGGTGCTCCTATCCGTTTCAGCTTGCGCTCTGCTTGTTTCTGCGGATACCCTTGACGCCTCGGCTAATACGCGGGCATCTTCCCCATCAGCGCGGGTTTCTTCAGCTTCTATGCGTTCAAGCTCATTTGTTTCACGCTCGTCCTCGCTCGTCTGACGTGCAGTTTCTTGCGTTTGCCTGTCTGTCTCAGCGTTTTTGCGAGATTCTTCTGCGGCAACTCTTTCATCTTCGTTGGTGGCGCGTGTATTTTCTGCACTTTCACGCATCGTCTCTGATGCTTTACGCTTGTCTTCATTCTCGTTCCTTTTGGTTTCCGCCATGGCACGTTCATCTTCGGCGTCTTCTCTCGTACTCTCTGCGGTCGCCCTATCGGACTCCGCGGATACGCGAGCATCCTCAGCTGTTGCACGGTTTGACTCGGAGTCCTTACGCGCATTTTCATTTGTGATGCGTTCCGCCTCATTATCCTGTCTGATTTTTTCTTGCGCAACTCGAGTATCTTCTGATTGTTTTCTTATGCTTTCAGCTTCTGCTCTTTTTGATTCTGCGCCGGAGCGAGCAGTCTCCGCTTCCACCCTACTATTTTCCGCTTCCTGTATTCTGCTTTCAAGTGAGCTCACCTCTTTCAAAAGCGTTAATAGTTCATTATAATCATCATCATTTTCGGTGATTATTTTCCCCGATTGAGATTCTGACACAATTACATAAAATGTTTGTGTTGTTAGACATACCGTAGCATCCGAATTTGTAAACATAATATCGCAAGCGACACGTCCAGTTCTTGCAGTAAATCCACCACCAAATTGAACTATAACCGATTTTTTATCGTCGCTTATCTCGCATTTTGTGGATGTAAGCACTACGCCCGATGGTGTTGAACCACTAAGTATTGCTTTATTATAAATGCTTAAATCCATATCGCCACGATCATCATACATTGTTATTTCAAAATATCTTGAATTAACATCACCTTCTTGTACGGGGATTATAATTACTGGGGCACCTATGTAATCGGCTGCCGGCAAGCGGAAACGTCTTACGGCTTTACCCAATAAATCAAATTGCATATTATCCCTCCTCTATTATGAATTCATCAAGCGAGTACAGCTCTGATACTGAAAAATTGATTGGCGTAAGTTCACGAACAGTGAAGGTTATAGTGGGTGCATCAATTTCGGTCTCACCTAATTCCCTTATTGCTTTTTGACATTCATCAATATTTTCGCTGTTGACACTTACACGACCATTTGCATAAGTTATATTCCCATTTTCATCTTTTTTGCCAAACTTTTCAATTATCTCTTGTAGCTTGGCGTCATAAAAGGCGCCTTCTGTATCGGACGCCTTCATAAATTTCAGTATCTTATAAGCCAACATTGTTGGAATTGGCTCGTTGGCGTGCTCCGAAAGAACACGTCTCGCTTGTAATAATTTGTTTAGCTTCATTGATTGTCTCCTTTATTTCCTTGTTGACTTATAAATACTCGACACAAAAATGCGTCGAGTATCCTATATACATTGATTTTCCGCAGAAAAAGTGTTATAATTAAACAGTCTTTTCATTGGAGGTTATTATGAAAAAATTTAGTTCCATGTTATTAAGTCTTATTTTATTTTTTACTTGTCTCGGTATCGCTGGCTGTTCAGACGATGAATACGATAACTACACCGTAGACCTTTCTAAAATGGAAGTTGGAGATGCTATCCCCGTCTACCCCAACTGTGAGTTCGACTATATACTGACACCAAACAGTGAAATCCATCCGGAAGTAGACAAAGAATATACATTCCATATTTCATCCATCACGGCTAAATTAGTCAAGAAAAATATAATTAGTACTAACGATGTTGTTAGTGAACAGTTTTATCCTTTTGAAATACGAATAGACACAGCTGGATATACATCCTTAGAGTTGGCGGGATATACGTTCTCCATAAAAGTATGTTGCCAAACATCGTTTATTGATATAGCAAGCATAGATTGTGTAATCTCGCCAACTGGAGAATTTGAAGGCTTTGTTGTTTTTGGAATATATGACGCAAAGCCCTCGCCGCTTTATTTTTCTCTTATCTCTAAATATTTTTGGTAGTATTCCGCAATGAAGAGATTTCTTTTTCAAGGCTGTTTACTTTAGATTTCAACTGTTGTATTTGTGCCGTATTGAGCGCAATAAATTCCTCATATCTCAACATATAATATAGCTCGCCCTCGGATGGCACACACAAACCAGCAAAATCTTTAGTATCTATATCAGCTTTATTTAGGCTGGCTTCTACATCTTGCGCAATAAAGCCTATGTGCTTTCTATGAGAAGTCCCATTGTTTAGGATGTAACTTACTGGAGTAAGATTGTCGAAGAACGCATTGTACCTATCGGACAGTTTTTCTATTGAATTTTTTAATCTAATGTCGCTACCTACTTGTGTGCCACTGTACAAGTAAAGGTTGCCCCACGCATTACCGTTTGCGCCCAATGAGTATTTTCTATCTTCTTGTGGGCTAAAATTGCCAAGAGAGTATAGAGTATTATTTGTGGAACTAAAAGAAGTAACTGTGGAGCTCGCTTGATTAGTGCGGCTTCCATATGAAGAAAAATATACGCCCGTTTCAAAACGACTATCATTGGGATTGTAACGAGTTTTAACCTCATCTAACGAATCTAAGTTAGCGCTACCGCTTATACTTGTTGTAAACGCCGGAAAGCTTAAAGTTATTGCCTTGACGCGATATTCGGTTTTGACAATGTTATATAAATATCGAACGTACACCGTTTTTGAATATGGATATGGTAATGCCGCGGATAATGATGCAGTATAATTAAAATCGTAACTATAAGCCCACCCGCCAGACGGTGATGGAATACTATGGTTAACGACCAATGCGTTCCCCATATCGCCAGCACCCGATAAATTCGGACCATTAAAAGTTAAGGTAATCGTTTGAGTAACGGCGGTCTTATCTTTACTAAACTTTATTCCGGCTCCCGTTAAGTTTTGAATAACGAAGTCCGATGTGTTTACTGTTGTAATATACGAAGTGTTTACGCCCCCTGCCTGAGATGTGTAAATCGAAACCTCATCATTTAGATTAAAACTTGACTGTATAGGAAACCGGATTTCTTTGCTGTTTAATTTAATGTATTCGCTTTCCAATCCATCGTTAGTTATTTCAAAAGCGCCTATTGAACCGCTTGTTGCATTGACATTTCCAGTAAAAGAACCGCTTGAAGCATTTATCGTTCCCGAGAACGTCCCCGAACCATTTATTGTAATTCCATCTTTTGTTTTCCCTTTATTTATTTCCTCTGTACCAACAAAACTATTTATATTTATATGATTATCTTTGGTGACCGTAATATAATCTCCTTTGTTGTCTTTAGAAGACGCATTTCCGACTTGCTAAAATGTCTTCTGTATATTTTATATAATATGTTTTAAGACTCAATGTTTCAAACCAATTTTCTAGTGTATACAACCTATAAATATAAAATATTCTATCTATATAGTTTGTTTTGAATTTTTCTATATCAGAATATATTAATTTCTTACAGTCTTCACTTAACATGCTGTATGCTTTTTCTATCTCTTTGTTATTACAATATTCTACAAATTTTTTAATGGTATTTTTACTTTGTTCATTTGTTTTTACTTCTTCTCCAGTTATGACACTTGTGTTTCCGCTAGAAATAGTAGTACTATTATCCACAGTACTACTATTCTCTACCCTATTTTTAGCCATTTCTTGCTGTTCTTTTACATATCCATTCAGCATTTGTATAATAACAATTATAAGGGCTATGATGAATACTCCTGCAATTATAAATGCTCTATTTTGATTATAAATTCTAGTTAATTTCATTCTATAGCCCTCCTCAATTTTATATTATATTTCGAAATACTCTAGGTCTGCTAATATCCTATCTATATCTTCAGACTTAATTCCTTGTGCTTCTAAGTTTCTTCTAAATGAAGTTTGTTCTCTCGACATCGTGTTAAATATTCCTGGATTTGCATCTCTATTCCATTTAGCCATAAGAATAGCTTTTCCCATAGCTTCTTCTGGTGAATATTTTCTTCCATCTGCTCCTTTACCAGTCATATACCTATTTTTAAGTGCTAGTGCTTTTGCAAGTTTTCCTGGATCTGTAATATTTTCATTTAATAATGCTTGTACACTACCATCCTTTATTGCTTCTCTTGCTTTTTCTGTTGAACCTAATGCTTGTGTAAGTTTACTTATAGTTTCTGGATTACTTATAAATTCTTGGTCAAAGTTATATTGATTTATTGATTTCATATCAGTTCCCCAAAATGCTGTCCTTGCTCCGTCTGCATAGCTTCCTACACCTTTTGCAAATTTATCTCCATAGTAATTTCCAAAGTTATATCCAGCAGCTCCTGCAGCAGCCATAAGTCCAATTGCTTTTGATGGGTCTCCTGTTGCAGCACTTGCGCCTAGTGCAAGAAGTCCTGCTGTACCACCTGCTAATGCTCCAATAGCTCCTCTTCTTACCATTCTTCCTGCTGTCTTTGGTGCTGCTTTAATAGACCTTTTAATAGCATTTTTTGTTCTTTGACTATTATATGCCACAGAACTCATTAATCTATTTCTTAGTCCTTCTTTTGCCAAAGCCCATTTGCTTCCTCCACCTATTATATTTCCATCTTTGTCTCTTCTTACTAAAGCATTATCCTTGTATCCTCTTGGAAGCATAAAATCTAGACTACCTGAGCCTCCTCCTGAGCCTCCTCCTGGACTTCTGCCTGGGACTCCTCCTGGACTTCCGCCTGGGACTCCTCCTGGACTTCCGCCTGAACCTCCACCTGAGCTTCCTGCAACACCATTTGTTTCAACTTGTAAGGCATCATCGCCAACTCTAGTTCCACCAGATGGTTTTCTTATTTTAGGTTTATCATCTTTTTCTTTTTCATGTCCTGGTTTTGGTCTATTCATTTTATTAATCATTGCAGAGAATAATGCTCCACCTGCAAAGCTTCCTGCTGCACTTAATGTTCCTGCATTGTCAAATCCGAAGAATTTACGTAGTAATTTTTCCCCTGGTATTAAGAAATATATTGCAACTACTGCATATGGAAGGCTAACTGCTGCAAGTGACATTGCACTTCCTACCATAACTGTATATAACAGTAAATGGAATGGTTGTATTATTAGATTAAATGTATATTCTCTAAACCACATATTCCACGCCTGTGCTTTTCCGGTCTTTTATTTTATCAAGTGGATACGTCATTGCTACCATTGGTGCAACCATTGTTAAAAATGCTATATATATTACCCTTTTTATATATCTTATTGCAAATACTACTGTAAAAACTGTTAATGCTATATATATAATTAGATATCCAACAGACATAGGTATATATTGATCATTATCTTTTACATTCAAGAATAACCTTGCGTAATTTATGAAGTAAAGCACTTTCGAGCTATCATTTGATATTTTAATAACATCTACTCCTACAAGTCCATTTCCTCCTGAGCCTCCAGATGTTGAGATATTAGAAGTTTTATAACTATATGAAATGTAACCACTTGCTCCACTTACTAAAGGTCTTACTTCTTTTCTTGTAATTGTAACTGTGTATATATCAAAAACAATTTCATATTCATAACTTTTAGCTAATGCTTTTTCTAGAACATATGGAGAAATATCACATTTTTCAACTGCAAATGTATCA